AAGGGATGGGAAGGCGGGGAGCTAGGGAAGGAAGGCGGCTACTACCGTATGCCGGCCATGATTGCCCGCTGGGAGAAGCTCGCCGGGAGCCAGTGGGGTCTGGGCCCAGGCAACGTAGCTCTCCCGACCGTCAAGTACCTGAATGCATGGATGGAGACGGAGAAGCTGGCAGCAGAGAAGGCAGTCGACCCCCCAATCCTTGCTACCGAGCGGGGCCTCATCAGCCCTCCAGACCTGACTCCTGGGGGAATGAACGTCGTCCGAACGATGGATGACATGAAAGCGTTTGAGAACAAGGCCAACTTCCAGGCAGCGTACGGCTCCATTACTGAACTCAGGCAGATGGTGAACGAAGTCTTCAAGGTGGAGGACCTGAAGCTCAAGGAATCCCCCGCGATGACTGCGATGGAAGTGCAAGTCCGGTACGAAATGATGACCCGGGTCCTTGGACCGCCTGCCGTTCGGATTCAGAATGACCTTCTTTCTCCGGCCATCAAGAACCTCTTCCATATGATGGCGAGGTACAACCAGTTTAAGCCACCCCCGCGACAGGTGCTGGAGAACCCCCTGGGGTACGACATCGAGTACCAGGGACCGCTGATGAAGGCACAACGCGCACAGGAGGTCGCTCAAATGGAGCGCTGGGCGGGCATCGCCATGAATCTGGTGAAGGTCTTCCCAGAAGTCACTTACGTCTTCGACGCGGTGAAGTTCATGAAGGAGGCAGCAGACCGCTTGAGTGTCCCGGTGACTGTGCTGGCCGATGACCGGACCATCGAGGCGAAGGAGAAGCAGGCGGAAGCGGACAAGAACCTGCAGCGGGCCCAGGTGGCCAGCGAGGTGCAGAAGAATCACGCGGACGCAGCATCCACTGCGATGGAGGCGCAGGGGCTCGCCACTGGAGCCCAACAGCTTGAGTCATGAACCACAGACAGGATGTCATCAGGGAAACGCGGAAGAAGTTCTATCAGCGTGTCAGACTGGCTCACGAAGTATTAAATACGCCTGGCGGGAAGCAGCTTCTGGAGGAGCTGCGCTTCACCGCGTTCAATCCGCCAGGTGGTGGAATCTATGTTCCGGACTCCGACCAGACTCAGTTCAACCTGGGCGTGTTGTTCGTCTATGATATGTTGGAACGCATTCAACGTGGTCTGACGGAGGAGGATTCGAATGGCGGATGAAGTCCCGGAGTGGGCATCTGGTCTGCCCGATGAACTGAAGGCGTCACCGTCCATCCTGAAGTTCCAGGACCCGGCGGCGCTGGCCAAGTCGTACGTGGAGCTGGAGAAGACCCTGGGGAATTCTATTCGTCCTCCCGGTCCCGATGCTCCTCCGGAGGCGAGGACGGAGTTCTTCACCAAGCTCAAGGAGAAGGTTCCGGAGCTGGTCAACAGCAAGGACGAAAATGCTCTACTCGGTGCTCTTGGGGCCCCAGCGAAGCCAGAGGAGTATTCTCCGCCTACTGAGCTGGGTGAGCTTCCTTCTGAGCTGGTCAAGGGATGGCAGGAGCAGGCAGCGGAACTCAAGCTCACCAAGAAGCAGGCTGCTGCCGCGCTGAAGAAGCAATTCGAGCTGTACGCCAATCAGAATACCCTGGTAGAAAAGGCCAGGACAGAATTGAAGACAGAGTGGGGTGCGGCACTGGAGGAGCGCACCAGGCTCGCGGCAGCGGCAGCAGAGAAGATGGGGTTCCCGTCCAGTGCCTTGGAAGTCATCAAGTCTGGACGGGGCTCCGCTGCCGAGATGCGAGCTTTCTACAATACGGCCAAGGCCCTCGGTCTGGACCGACCAGGAAACAACATCGCAGCCTCTGGCTCCAACACCGGAACACCTGCCCTGACCCCCCTGGAGATTCGGACCCGGATGGCGGAAATCCAGAAGAATCCCGCGTACTTCAAGGCGTCGGTGGACACCGTCCTGCATTCCCATCTGAAGCAGGAGATGCTCAAACTGGCGGGCATGCTTCCTGAAGACTAGTTGACACTGCACCCGTCGTCCGATAGCGTCATGACTCAGGGTGAAGCTGGGAGATAATCAATATGACCTCCCAGCTTCATCCAGTCCATAAGTCGTAGGGCCTGCGTTGGGCAGACAACCCAAAGACGGACTCACAACCCGTTTCTTGGAGTTCCGCACGTATGGCAACTACGATTTCAAATGCACATATCCGGACGTACGAAAGCAACGTCCGGTTCCTCGCTCAGCAGCTGATTGCTCGCCTCCGTCCGTTCGTGATGGAAGTCAATCGGCAGTCTGAGAACCACAACTGGGACCGCCTCTCGGCTGGTACCGCTGCGCAGAAGACGACTGCTGCTCAGGCAACTCCGAACAACCAGGGTGGAGCGTGGACCCGGCGTATGAGCACGGTCACCACGTGGAACACCGGTGACTCGGTCGAGCCTGAGGACATCGTTCAGATGCTCATCGACCCGAACAGCTCTATCGCCTACAGCCAGGCTGCGGCGATGAAGCGCACCATCGACTCGCTGCTCATCGCGGCTGCGACGGGCAACGCGGTGGACGGGACCGGCGGCACCATCGCCTTCCCGGCGGGGCAGACCATCGGCACTGGTGCTGAGAAGTTCAGCTTCGACGTCGTGACTGCGGTGACCGAGAAGTTCCTGAACAACAACATCGACCCGACTGTGCGGAAGTGCGCGGCCATCGGGCCGACGCAGATGAGGAAGCTCCTCCAGCTGACGGAGGCGACCTCGGACGACTACGTGAACGCCAAGGCACTGGCGAACACGGGGTACGTCGAGAACTGGATGGGGTACGACTGGGTCGTGTCCACCCTGCTCACCAAGCCCACTCCAGGGACCGACATCCGGTGCCTCTTCTTCACGCAGCGGGCCTTGGGTCTGCACGTGGCGAAGGACATCTGGACGCGCGTGGCGGAGGACCCCTCCATCAGCTTCGCGTGGCGTATCTACTCCGCTCTCACCATGGGTGCGATGCGGGTTGAGGACGAGCAAATCGTCCAGTGCTACCTCGCGGATAGCCTCTAGTCCGCACTGGGGACCGGCCTGCTTACCTCCTCCAGCGGCCGGTCCCCAGGTTTTTTTATGGAGAATTAAATATGCGCCTCTGGCAACTTCCGGGCGACAACATCACCTCCGACAACGTGGACTACTCCACGGCCACACCAGCCTCTGGCCTCACGGTGAACGAGAACCAGTACCTGATGGCGGTGGGAGACAACGTCCTGAAGTATCGCCAGGACGAAATCCTCGACACCATCGAATGGCTCAAGAATGAAGCCTCCGCCCAGATGGAGACCGCTGCATTTCCTCGCCCTGCCTACGGGGCAAACGGAGGAGCTACCCTCTTCCGCACCTCGCTCATCGCAACCTCGTTCGGGCAGAAGTACACGTTCACGCTCGTCACCGACACCGACCTCACCTCGAACCCCATCACCGACGAGAACTCGGTCTACTGGGGGTACTCGGTCGGGACGGCGGGGCTCGACGTGAACGACGTGGCGAAGATGGGCTCCGGTGGTTTCGACCGGGCGTTCGAAGAGATGAAGCAGTATTACATCCAATCCGACCAGGCATCCTCATGAACACACTTCTCTGGAGTGCATTCGTCAACCTCCGTGCCAATGGCATTGCGGCTGCTACGGCGCGGACCACCATCGCCACCATGGTTCAGCAGGACTCTGCTGACCAGTCGGCAGCCATCGCCCGAATGACGGCGCTGGATGCAGCGATGACTACTCAAGCAGGGCTGGCAGTGGGCTCTCGGGCTTCTTGGTACATCCCGAACAGCTACGGTCAGCTCGGGAATCACCTGTAATGAATTCCTGGAATCTGTCCTGGCTGTGCAATCTTCGGGCAGCGGGCATCGTCTGGGCGACCGCCAAGGCGACTGTCCTCACCGGGGTGGCAACCGACCAGACGGTGGCAGGGCTGGCCTGTGAGGCGGCCAAGGCCGACATCGAGACGCTTGCGGCGCTTGCCTACGGAGCACGGGCAGGGAACGTAGCGGATAGCATCGGGTACTGCGCCAACAGCCCGGGACAGACCTACGCAGACATCTAAATGGAACTCAAGAACTTCGCGGCGCCTGTCAGAACCGAAGGCTCGGACAACGACATCCGCTACGTGGTTCTGAGGCTACGGCAAGGGATGCCCTGGGAGAAGGCGGTTCTCGGGGCTTTCCCCCCAATCGACCCGTACTGGTTCGAGCACAATCGGAAGTACATTGTTGAGCAAGTCGCAACAGACCGTTGGAGGAGGAGAGCATGAGACCGTTGGTAAACAACCGTCAGAAGACGGAAGGCAACATGGATGACGTTCAGCGGGTCATCAAGAACCTGAACGATGGGATGGTCTGGGACACGGCCAAGCACCATGAGTCGTTCATGGTCGTGAACGATGACTGGTACGAGAAGAACAAGGAACTCATCCTCAAGTGGAAGGACACCGGCATTCCTGTTCCGGATGACATGATTACCAATCGGGTGGTGAAGCCTGCCCCGATGAGTGTCGTCGCCGAGAACGGGAAAATCTGGGGCGTCTACCGGAATGCCGACGGCACCATCTACCGTGAGGAAATCAAGGAGAAGGCCAAGGACGATGTTCCTGCGCCTCCCCCTGACGCCGGTCGGCTGATGACCGCCGAGGTGAGGAAGAAGTAATGGCTTCAACCCCGGGTACCAAGACCGACTGCGAGTTCGATGCGCTCCGCACGGCGGGGTACACCGGGTCTCTGCAGGACATGGAGCTGGCGTGGCTCCAGAACAACGGGGCCACGTCCAACCAGCTCGGAGACGCCTGGGAGGAGTTCCTCGCTGCCCAGGGGTTCACCACCGGTGACCGCTCCGATGATGAACTCGCTTACTATTTGAGCGTCATCCTGGTGGCTGACCGGGATGGGGAAACGCTGATGGACCTGCGACGTGAATACTGGTGTGGAGGCCACAACCCTCCGTAGGAGACGTAATGAATAACTTGGCGTGGACTGTTCTTACCAATCTCGTCGGGAACAGCATGGCCTTTGCAGATGCCAAGGCATTCGTTCTCGCCTACTACGTTCTGCCCGGAGACCAGGCAGCGGCGGCCACTCTCATCGACAACGCTGAGACGGACATCGAGACCCTCGCGGGCGATGCGCCTATCGACCGAGATGCGTCCTGGTACCAGATTAACGGCCCCTACCAGGATGAGCTTCCCAGCAACGCCGGGCAGCCTAACCCGTCCTACACCGGAGCGGACGTCGACAAGGTCCTGACGGTCGGTGCGACGGGTCTGGTCTTCACGACTGGCGGTGGCGGTGGTGGCCTGGCGGGAGTTGGGGCGTTCGACACCACCCCAAACGCTGATGGTCTCTCAGTCACTGGTTCGGACGTTTCGCTTTCAGCGGCAGACGCGACGCACCCTGGTGGCGTGGCAGCGGCTGACCAGGACTTCGGAACCTTCACCCGAACCATCGCCGGAATTGTGTTGAACGCTCTCGGCTTCGCCGGTCTGGGTCGAGGCATCACGTTGAACACGGGTTGTTATATCGGTGAGTTCGGGGGAAACACTAATCTCGGTTACAACGGTGCGGCAGCGGGACATCTCCAAATCTCTGACGGATTTGGTGGAAATACTCTGGACCTGGGTCGGCAGGGCGGGAAAACCACTCTGGATTTGAGTGGAGGCACTGACACCACTGCAATCAAGCTGAAGTCTCCGGACGGCACTGTCTACACCGTAACCATCGCCGACGGTGGGACCTGGAGCATTGTCTAAATGGCTTCTCAGGTCGACATCTGCAATCTGGCTCTGGGCCAGATTGGGGCCGACTTCATCACCTCCCTGACCGACCCGACGCTCAACGCGAACCTCTGCAATATTAATTATCCT